TGTTGGCATTATTGGTTCTCCTTATGCTGTCTGCGTATACCAGGTGGATACGCGTATGTCCGCGACTAGCAAGTTACTAGCGCCTACTTGTGTCACTGTTGGTCGATCAACCACCTGGACTTCGTATCCATTTGGTATAACCGCCACAACACTTGTTATTAGCTGCTCGATGTTATCAAGCGATGCAGGGTTGCTGTTGTAAGCAACGCAGCAAGTAATCGTATAATTTAATTTGCATCGAAAGGTACTCTTGCCGATTGTCTCAAACTCCATGTATGGAGAATCCGGTACGACGACAACAGCAGGTACTGGAACTTGCTCTGGAACATAACTAAATATGTTGGCAGAAACTCCAGATAATGCTGTGGCAAGAGGAGTACGAACTGCTGAAAGAATAGTGCTCGGCATTACTGAGCCATTGTTTCAACGTCGATGTATGGTCCAAGCAAACCGACTACGCGATTAAACAAGCTGCGTCCCATACGGTAAGGGCTTGGCGTAAAATCCACGCCTTCAATCTGTCCGCCTGGAGCAGTACGAGATTGAAATACTTCAACTGAAACTACGATAATTGCGGATTCGACCGCAGCAACTCCGACATATGTAGCAGCGCCTGTAAGTGTTGCGGATCCGCTAGGAATGACGTTTCGTTCATCAACGTCGGCATTAGTGATGTTTGCTGTAAATGTGTACGCATCGACATCATCATTGATTGTTCGAGTGCCGTTAAATGGTGTTCCGCATCCTGCGATGACAACTGATTGTCCTTCGGTGAACTCATGGATTCCTACTGTTGTAAAGGTTGCGACATTGCTAGTCAGCGAAACCTTCGCAACTGGTGATGCAAATGTTGTAAGTAGAGGCAAGATAACTGCCTCAGATGTATCAATTATGTCGTTTAAATATGCGTCTGAATAAAGAGCAGACGAAACGCCAAGCACTGATCTCAACTCTGTTGCTGTGATAATACTTGGCATTTCATCCTCTCTAAACTGCTGCCGGGGAGATCGGGAGCAACCCCCCCGGCATGATTAATTGATTACGCTACGTTCAACTTACGGAACGCTGCTGGGTAACGGTTTACTACACAGACATATCCGTATAGTCCGATTTCAACACGACCGTTGGCTACGATGTTTGCACGTAGTTCGATGCGGTTGCTCTCGTGGAAACGCATTGCGTTTGTTGGGTAAACAAGTGCGTGCTTTGCGTTTGCATCGTCGCCTGTGTAATTTGGATCTACTACAAGTCCAAGTCCTGCGACTGTTCCTGCTGTTGAGCCCTGTGTAACCAAGCCGTTAGCATTCATCGGAGCTGCAGCCGCATATAGCGGACGACCTGTTGTGTCTACTGCTGCTGCTAGTCCAGCGAAATCGATACCATCTTCTCCGCCTGTGTTTGCCACAAGTAGACGGTTTGGTGTTGAGCGCTGTACGCCAAATGAGTCAGCAATACCCTTGGCGATTGCGCCGTAGATTGTTGCTGCTGATGATTGTGTTGCACCTTGTGATGCGATCTGTGCTGCGTACGCATCTGTCTTCTGTGCGTAGGATTCAGCCAACTCACGTAAATATAGATCTAAAAATCCGGGATCTGATCGATCAAGCAACTCGACGTTGATGATTCCAGCGCCCGCGAACTTGACTACGTTATCTTCTTGGAAGGTAACTGTTGTGTCTGTTGATGAGAACTCTGCGCCCTCTGCTGTTACTGCAACTGTTGCCTTAGTTCCCAACTTTGGAGTGAAAACCTTCATTCCAGAAATTGGAAGGGCAGCTGTCTCGATGCTATCGATAAACGGACGTGAGTTATCGATGATGCCGATTACGTCCTTTAGGTAGTTAGGTGGAACCATGCCTGTGTTTTCAGCAACTGTTGCAACTTGTAGAGCAGCAACTAGATCACGAGCATCTGCGTCACCGCGTGATGCGTTAATCTGTGCCATTGCGAACTGACCTGCTGTTACATCTAGGTTTACGCGTGGATTTGTGTAAAATACTGGACGTGTTGTCGCAGCAGTTACTTCTGACTTTGCAGCTTCAACCGTCTCGGTTGATACTGCCTCTGAAACGGTTTCTGACACTAGGTCATCTCCTTCGGTCTTAGGTTCCTCGATTTGAGGTTCCGGGGTTGATTCGCTTGCAGCTTGTCCCTGTGTTTCGGTTGCTGCAACCTTTTCCACTTCAGCACCTGGGATTGCTCCTTCAGTTACAAGTGAAACTTCGATTAGTTGTGATGCGCTAATAGCCATGATGCCATCTTTGTTGTCCCAGGCATTTACCTTAACGCCGACGCTAAAATCAGAGCGCAAACCAGTTGCTGCTTCTTCTAGTGCGTCATTGCCAGCAGTTGTCTTTGCAATCTTAAATGAAGCAGTAATACCTGTTTCATCTTGTGACCATTCCATCAATTTACCGATTGGCTTTGTCATTTCATGTTCTAAAACTAGTTTGATGTTTTTGCTAAATGAGATTGAGTTAGGCAAGAAAACAGTTTGACCTGCAGAAGTGTTGCCGACTGAATCCCATTGAACGATGCGACCTGCAATAATGCGTGATTCTGCATCGCTTGCTGTAATTGTTACTGGCATTGTTATCTTCATGATAGCAAGTCCTCCTGTTGTCTGATTTCATCAACGCTCATCGCGCCAATTCTGTTTAGGATTTCGTAAACTTGTGCGCGCTCTAATGGATTACCGCGTAGGAAGTCGTCTAACGCGTAGCGCACGTCGTTTCCTTGACCCACGAAATCCGCCATAGATAAACGCTGTTCGATGGCTGTTAAAATTGGACGTAGTGAGAAATCAACAAGCGAACGACGCTCTGAAATTGCATTTGAGTACGTCATTGATGTTGTTTCAGAAGATGCGAAATAAGCAGGTAAGCCTGCAGCTCTGCAGAGTTCCAAACTGACGTACATTCTCGCTTCATTTAATTGAAGTTTATTAGGATCAATTCCCATAGCCTGCAGTTCAACATCGGCGTTCAGAAATGCTGTGCTCCGAGTGCTGCGGGCTACGCGCCAGGCTTCAAGCAATTTGCCAATACGCTCGCTAGTAAGATTTGTACCGTTTGACTTTAGAACCATCATTGGGACTGGCTCTTTTGCAAATGCTTCTGCTGCATTCTCTAATGCAACCGCAGCTCTGATTGTGCGTCCTGCGCGAGATAAGAATCCTTCGTCCAAACCATTAAACACAACAAGTGATCGAATGCCCATTGAAGGAACCGCAGTTCCATCAACTGAGTAACCAATAATTTCTGTGTTGTTTGCGTTTGTTGTATAAGTAACGCGATCAGGTGAAACGCGCGTCCATTCTTGGATGCGTCCATCTGCATACATTGACATTATTTGTCCATACGCCACGCCGTGGAATAATAGATCCTCAGCAATAAACGCATAGATAGATGATCCGGGAACGCGTGAATCAGGTTGGTTAATTACGCGATTGGGTTCAACTCGTACCCCGGAAGATTTAATTCTTTGTTCTAATGGCAAAGATGCAACGGTTGAGCAAATGATATTGCGCGCTCTTGCGATTGTTGGAACTGCCATTGCTTGCTGGCGAGTTGCAGATGCCAAAGGATAAAATAAACTTTGGACTGAATTATTAAAAGGTGCTGGAGTCGCAGCTGCATCGACCGTAAGTCCTACGGGTTCAGGAGCCTTTGCGAAGAAATCTCTGAGTGCCATTAGCATAAAATTATAGCATAATCAACCCAACACGATATCCACTTCTGTGTCTGGTCGTGTCGCAAAGTGACTGACCATAGCCATTCCAACAGTTGCGCAGATTGTAGCTGCTGAGGCTTTTCTGCCTAAATACCAGCCTCCATCTTTGAAAGGCAATTTAACTGCAGATAGCACTTGCTTGTTTAATTCGACTTGATTGCCATGAACCAATCTCTGGGAGGTAATAGCCGACAACATTTCGTCGCAGGCTTGCCCATAAATCGCGCCATCGATCGGCGTGGTCGGAATACCTGCTGGAATGAGACGGGAAGCAACCGCGCCAGCGGTTTGACGAGAATAGGCAACAGTTTCGACTGAGTACTTACGCGCCCATACTGCGATGCTGTTTGCCAGGTCTTTATCGTCAATG